CGTTTTTATATGGAGATTGGGATGTATTCATCGGCCAAGTCTTCACCGAGTTCAACAGAGATAAACACGTAGAAGAACCGTTTACAATTCCTGACGATTGGATAAAAGTCCGCTCGATGGACTGGGGATTTTCTAAGCCTTTTTCCGTACATTGGTATGCGATTGATTACGACGGTGTTGCCCATTGTTACAGAGAATATTACGGCTGCACAGGCGAACCTGATGAAGGGTTGAAACTTACACCCGATGAAGTGGCTGCCGAGGTCGTTAGGCTATCAGGCAATGAACGATATGCGTATGACGTAGCGGATAAGGCGATTTGGCAAAAAGATGACCGTATGAAATGGAGTATTCAGGGTGAAAGCATAGCCGAGATTTTTGAACGCCACGGGATTTGCTTCACTCGCTCTAATTCTGAACGTATTGCGGGTAAACTTATGGTCCATCAATACTTAAGAGAAGTAAAAATAAAATTCTTCTCGACGTGTAAGCATATGTTAAGGACGCTTCCCGAACTCGTATACGATGAATCGAAACCTGAAGACGTAGATACAACTCAAGAAGATCATGCATATGATGAGTTGCGGTATTTCTGTATGAGTAGACCGATTAAACCGACACGGCCGAAGAAGGAATTTAGCGACGGGTATAAAACGATAGACGATAGCGAAGAGGTGACAGCATGGGGGATTTAAAAAGCTTTGATATAGAAGCGGCTAGACGAAGGGTAAAAAGTGCGTTAAGTGCTACTAGCGATTGGCGAGACCGAGCCAAAGAAGATTACGAATTTATGCAAGGCAAGCAATGGGCTGACGCGGATTTATCACGCATGAAGAAGGCGGGAAGACCGGCAATTACGATTAATCGGATCCGACCCGTTATAAATCTTCTTTGCGGATATGCAGCACAAAACGAAACGGAACCCGACTTTCTTCCGAGGTCTGAAGAAGACGATAGAATAAGCCGAGTTGCCAAAGGGATTACTAAGTATTGCTTAGACCGTGCGAATTATCAGCGAACGAAAAATAAATGCTTCAGAGATAAAGTAATATGCGGACTTGCGAATTACTGGATTACGTATGATTTCGATTACTCACGGCTTGACGGGACTATCAAGATTGACAGAGTAAGCCCGTTTGACGCATTTATAGACCCTGAAAGCCAGCAAGAAGACTTGAGCGACGCTCAATATTGCGGCCGTTATTCGTGGGAAAGCCCTGACAAACTACGGCAAATATACAGCGATAAGCAAAAGGAAATAGACACACTACAACACAAGCTAGATAGCACTGAAACAGCCGTTGACACGATAAACACGGAAAAACTTTGGTATGACACTGACTTTAAGAAAGTACGAGTTGTTCAGTATTGGTATAAAGAGTACAAAACGCAAGAAGTCTACATGACCAAAGAAGGCGTTGTTACAGAAGACAATCCGCTATTTATACAGCTCAAAGCGACGGGAACGCCACCGACAACGATACCGAAGACGGTTATACGATATGCGACGTTTTGCGATGATGTTTTACTAGAAGAAGGCGAAAGCCCGTATAAACATGGCAAATTCCCGTTAGTGCGTGAATATTGCTACTACACGGGAGAACTGTCAGACGCCGAGTTAGAACCCGCGGGAGTTGTTCGAGATATAAAGGACGCACAGAGGGAACTAAACAAAAACCGCAGTCAACGTATGCACATTGTCAATCAACAGTCGCTAGGCGTTAAGTTCTGGACTGGTGTCGTTGATGAGCAGTTAAAGAAAACGATAAAAGAAAAAGCAACAACGCCCGGAGCGAACATATTCTTACCGAACGGCGTGAGCTATCAAGATGGTACACCCGCTTATGACAGTTCAGCGAATATAAATCTTGAGCAGCAATCAAGCAATGATTTTTACTCTATTAGCGGCATAACGCCCGAATCGTTAAGCGGTAGCGTTGGAGCCATGAGCGGCAAGGCGATCGACTTACGTCAGTCAGTAACGACGGTGCAGACAGCGGGAATATTCGACCAGACGAAGGAAACAGAACGGCAGATTGTTCAGCTTCTTTGGGGTGATAAGAATGCTGAAGGACTTATCCCCCAGTTCTATAACCAAGATAAAGTAATGCGGATACTGGGTGATGACGGGCAGAAAGAATTTATACAGATTACGCCGAATTTAGGGCAACCTATGCAAGAACAGTTTGCAGTTGACCCGACAACAGGAATGCCGAAAACAGACGAAGACGGCAACCCGATTAAGAAGATATTATATGACCTTTCTTGTTTTGATTTTGATATTGTCATTACGACTTCTCAAGCATCCGCAACGGCACGACGGGCAAACTTGTATCAACTTCTTGAAGCGAAGAAATCGGGCGTTGATATTCCTATGGATATTATTCTCGACTTCATGGACTTCCCTGAAAAAGAAAGTGTTAAGAAACGTATGCAAGAAGCGGCAGAACAACCGAATTTGCCCGATGTACGTATAAATGGACGGCTTGCGGATTTACCCGCAGAAGCGTTAAGCACAGCCCTTTCAAGCATAGGCGTACAAATGTCTCCTGAAGAAATATTGCAAGAACGGCTTGCCATGAAAGGCTATGCACCGCCGCCGCAGATACAACAACCGCAAGGCGTACAACAAGTAGGGCAAGACATGCAACAAATGCAGTTATTACAAAATATGCAACAATTCTAAAAGGTAAAAACAGACCTGGACACGTCTATAAACTGTCCCCTCCTTTTCTCGTCCTTAGCAAGACGTTAAACGGCTAATTGTAAACCACATTCGCCCGGCAACGGCGTTAAACTGCAATTATATTTTCGTCCGGCAATGACGTTAAACGGCAGAAAGGATATTACTATGGATAACAATGAAATGGTTAATGCTGAAGAAATGGGCTTTACTCAAGAAGATTTAGAGGTCGTGAAAGATGAAATGGAACAGGACAAACCTGAAGAATCTGACAGTAAAGAACCCGAACCGCAAGAAAGCGGCGAAAAGCCTGAACAGCCTGAACAGTCTGAAGAGTCTGAAGACCAGGATGATCAGGCTAAAGAAGCTGAAGGCGAAGAACACGCCGAAAATTTAAAGGCGGCACTTGCTCAAGAACGGGCAAGACGCAAAGCGGCTGAAGAACGGGCAAGAACATTACAGGCACAGCAAGCACCCGTTACATTACCTGAACAGGAAATAGCTAATATCCGAGATTTTGCAAAACAAGAAGCGTTAAAACGATTAGGGGTAAAGGCTGAAGACGTTGAAGGGTTAATGTATGAAGATGAACAGAAATACAAAGACCTTTTGAGACTACAGACGCAAATTGAGTATGTAGTTTCTAACCAAATGCACAGCCGATACGACCAGATACAGAAGAATCAGACGTTTGTGAATGAAATAAAATCACTCCCGAACTTCAATGAACTGTATCAAGACGGTGTAGAAGCCCTTAACGAAATGACACTGAAAGACGCAAGACCGATTAACGACGCATTCGCCAATATTGACAACGGTGAAGGAACGGAAGCGGACTTTGAAATCGTCCGTAAATTCGTAAAAGAGTTACAGGATAAACGGGCGGCAACAACCGTAAAGGATAGCCCGTTAAATGTGGCCAAAACCTTACCGAAGGCGGGAGCGTTAAGCGGTGGCAACAACACACCGCCGAAGTTAAGCGATGAAGAAATTTTAGAAGCGTATCAGAACGGAGAGGCGGACAAGCTCCCCGAAGATGTACGTAAGTATTTTGATAATTTACTTGAATAAGGAGAATACACATGGCAAACGAAATTCAAATTCCCGCTAATTTAATACCGAAAGTATGGGCTGCGAAAGTATGGACGGAAGGCGTTAAAGCGTCTTATTTCGACAAGTTTACAGACGCAAACGGCAACAATGTAATTCACAAGAACGTTAAATTAAAAGGCGTTAAAGGTGACAAGGTATACTTTGGCCTTGCAATGAACCTTACGGGTGACGGTATCAAGGGCAATAATACACTTGACGGACACGAAGAAGAATTACACATTTACGATTTCGCTGTTCCCGTCGAACTCGTTCGTAACGCTGTCGCTCGTTTTGTGGCGGACGATCAGAAAAGCCCGTACGAAAACCTTCAGATTATTAAACCGGCTCTTCAGCAGTGGGTTACGGATTGGCTTGACGATACCTTCATTAAGAAGTTAACCGCTTCCCCGACAACTGGAGAAGTTATTTTTGCTTCGGCTGCAGGCACTGAAGCCGGCACGACGGCAAACGATAAATTAACGTGTGCGTTGATTTCTCGTGCTAGACGTAAAGCAATGCTTCACGCTCCGAAGGTGAACCCTGTAAAAGTAGACGGGCAAGACCGCTACATTATGTTAGTTTCGCCGTGGGCGGCTAAAGACCTTAAAACGGATCCCGTATGGGTTCAATCTCAAGCACAGGCAAACGTCCGCGGCCGAGAAAATCCGATTTTTACGGGTGCGTTAGGCGAATACGACGGCGTTATCCTGTACGAATATGAACGTATCCTTAACACAACGACAGGGTCAAGCAGTGCCAATGTATGCCATAACTTGTTGCTTGGCAAACAAGCTGCGTGCTTTGGCGTTGCTAAGGAAGCTACTCCGATTAAACAGGTTAGCGACTATGGTAACCGTGAAGGTAACGGCATTTCCTTGTATGCGGGGATTGAAAAATCGAAGTATAACGGCAAGGATTACGGCGTAATTCAAGTTATTACGGGCGGAACAGTAGAAAAATAATGAACGCAAAGGACAAAGGGGGAAGGGCTAACCTTTCCCCTTATTCTTTTATGAGGTGTATATGAGAGTTAGAGATTTAATTAATAGGGCGTATATGCAAGTTGGCGATACGTCACAAGAGACATACACGCCTTATCAGTTTTTAGAGTTTTATAACGAGGGTAACCAGTTACTAAACACGCTCATGGGAAAATATTGCCCTAGCCTTGGAGTTGCTACGTATGAAGATAGAGGAGTCGGGCAAATTTTTCTACCTAATCAGTGTGTGGCAATTAGAAAGGTTACGGCAGACGGGCAAGAGGTTGACGGGTATCAGGTTCTAAATTTACAAGACATACGGTTTAAAGCAGATAAAGAACAAGCTATATCCGTTGATTATGTGCCGTCGGCAGAATATAAAAAATTCGATGATAACAGTAATTACCCGGCTGAACTTGAAACTCTTTTAGTTGATTATATGGTTGCCCGCATTATGAACATAGATGTATCGGGAATTACAGGAAGCATGATAGAGATTTTACGGTCGCTTAATAACAGTACTGATAGTGAAAGCGGCTACGTTCTTTCTAAGGGGTATTTTAATTATGACAGTACAAGAATTGATTACACTGATTAGTGTAGAAAGCAATGAGATACTGGACGATAACAACGACTATATTCAGTATATAAACGCTGGCATTGATTACCTCTCTATGATACTGGTTGCAATCCGTGATAATGAAGTGGTTAAGAGTATGACAATAACTAACAATAGCGACGTTCCTACCAACTTTATGGGGTTCGTGCCTAAAAGTGGGTATCCCGTACGGATTGTAAACGGACTGTTCTTAACGTATGACGGCGATGACGTGCAAGACGTGTTTTACAGTATTCGCAAGAACCATATAAACTCTATGGATTCGGCAGTCCCGTTTAGTGAGTTTTTCACATCGTATCTTGTGCAAGTTGTTTCATTTCTGATTAAAAAGAAGTCGCTAATGATTGATTACGCTAATTATGATAAAGGGTTTATTGACCACTTGACGGAGTTAATCAAGGCGGCTAGAGGGCTTACATAATGGGCGAGAGAGCAATAGCAAGTACAAACGGATATAGGCTTGGCCTTGACTGGAGCAACCCGCCCGAAGGGATTGATATACAGGCACTCACTCAAGCGATGAATTGCGAGTTTGATAGAACGGACAACGCCTTAAGAACGGTATCAGGGGTAACCATTGCGTATGACGCGGGAATGTCGATAGACACATTGTATTACGATGTGTATCGGCACAAGTGGTACTTTACACACGGAATAGAATTGTATGAAACAGATCTAAAAACACGTAAGCGATTAGGAACACTCACGGGACAGCACAAGCCGAAGTATCACGCTTACAGCGGTGATATTCTCATCGCAAGCGGCGGGAAACTACAAGCCATAAGCGGCACGGGGGAATTATCAATGGTAGACGGTTCTCCGTCTTGTGAGATTGTAAGCAGCCATGCGGGGCGTGTTCTCGTTGCGTCTATTTATTCACATCGGCTGACGTGGTCGGCTATTGGCGATTATCACAGTTGGGAGAACAATAAAAATGACAGCTCAAGCGGGCAGTATTTAGACGTAGGGTATAAAGACAAGGGGGCAATAGTTGCCGTCGATTTTCTTGCACGTGCAATTATTGTATATAAGGAATACGGCAAGGTTTATCAAGTTGTTGGAACGCCTGACGAGGGGAATTTATCCGTATATCCTTTGTCTAGCACGGGGTTTTGTAGCGGGTCGGCGATTAACATAGACGACCGCAGCTACTACCTTGGAGAACAAGGCTTGATGTCGTTCATGCCGACAAATACATACGCAGAGATACAGCCGTTTGAGACAGGGCTAAACATCAATTCTTATCTACTCACTTATGTGGGGAAAGATTGCGAGATGTGGCATTGTCCGAGCCGTAAGCAATTATGGATTAAACCGCACAACGGCGGCGGCATTTTCCTGTATCATTACTTGCCGAGGTATCAGGACGGCAGAGGAGTGTTTACGTCACGGCAGTTTGTTTATGATGTACATGATGTAGTAGATGTAAACAAAAACATTTACGTTGCTTACGGCAATAAAATAGGGGTGCTTGATGACCGCACAGACTTAGATGACGGACAGCAGATAGAAACGTCTATAGTAAGTGGAAATAGACTTGCAATGCGGCTGTTCGTTCTTATCATGAATTACAACTTTGTAACTCATAACCTGATAGACGGCTACGGTAGCGTACAAATATCGGACAAGACTCCGAAGCCTGTAACGTTCGCTAGCAAGTCAACAAGAACATATTACGCTGATGAACGTACCTTTAGTGCTGATGACAAGTTAAACGTTAATGAATACACAAAAGTATATAAGATCGGCGGCGGTGCTAATCGTAACGTACAGTTTAAAATTCATGTGCAAAAGGGAGCTATTTCCTTACGGCAGTTGGATTACACATATGAAGAGGTATAGCCTATGGCATATAAAGAAAAATACGCACTTGATATAACACCGCAAGGCGATACAGTGCGACAAAGTATTAAAAAGAACCGTGATGAAATATTAGAAGTCGCTAGAACGGTCGAATTAAAAAGCGGCGGCGGTGCGACGGGTCTCCGCAATAGATTTCTTAACGGGAAGATAAGCAACGGGGAATATTCCTTTTTGACAGGTGATAACTTAGGCGTAACGCTCGACGGAACGCAAACGCCCGTAATTGTTTCGTTTGCAGACGGGTATAACGAGTTCGGGGCAGTTGATTACGTCGCATCTATTGATAGTAAGGTGAGTGCATGGAGCCTGTTACCGAACAAGACACAGTACATATATGTAGAGCGGACTGGAAGCGGTGCCGTAAGTTATGACAGCACAACCGTAAAGCCGGTACGACAATCAACGCCACCCGATACGGTTTTAAACGCTATGTACTATAACGACATTATGGATATGATGTGCGTATATAACGGTTCACAGTGGGAACGTAAACAGCGTGTACTTATTGCCGAAGTAGTAACGGACGGATCAAGCGTAAAGACTATTAAATATTATCAGCCGAGTATGAACGGAAGCGGCATTGCGACAGGCTCTATTACAAGTACGCAAATTGCTAACGAGGGCATTAAATCCGTAAATGTTGGGAGCGGAGAAGTAAAGACGGTAAACCTTGCTGACAAATCCGTAACCAAAGCAAAGTTAGCAGATGACACGTTAAAGCATATAAACGACGCTGACAACGCTGTTAGAAGTGACTTAACCAATCACAAAGCCGACGCGTCCGCACATAAGCCGATATTTGACGGATTTGTAAAGGCAGCGGCCTATGACAACGGCAAGTTAAAAGTAACTCACGGAAGCGGGGTAATAGACTCCGTAAACATTATTACAAGCAATGCTAACGACACGAATTTATCATTAGGCGTTTCGCTAGGTGCTGTTAATTCGATTATTTCGGCTCTTCATATTAAAGACGGTAATGACGTTGTACAAGCATTGGGGAATACAGGGCTATCGTCTATCGGTATGGAATTTAATACGAGCAATCCCGACTTATGGTATATGAAATTCGGCAAGGCGTTTCACAATTTCACCATACAGGGCGGTAAACGACAGGTTGGGAAACAGGTTGATACACGTAATGACCCTATGATATTTCCTCGCCAAACATTCGCTACTGCCTTTAGTGATAAATGTTTGTGGATGGGATTCACCATTACACCTGTTGCCAATGGAACGTATGGACGCTTTTGGGGGAATTCAGCCGCTTCCGTATTTGCTCGCGAAATGAACAAAACCGATTTCACGTATGAAGTTCATTCTATGCTTGAAGGGATGTTGCTCGAAACGGCAACAATGAAATGGATCGCCGTGGGGGTATAGTCATGAAAACAGACAGCTTACAAGACATGGTAAAAGACTACGAACGGCGAACGGGTGAAAAGGTTTCATTTGATGGCTTTTTCTTTGACGAAGGTAATCACTTCCGAGATGATAACTTTCAATATTTTAACTTCTTCCCTAACGAGGGTTTCATATTCTGGGGGATTAACGAAGAACATGGGGAACGCGTGTTTAGTATTTTACAGACATACGGAAACATGAAAGTAATCGGAAAATTCATTGTAGACGTAATGGACAAGAACAAACTTGATACAATCGTTACGGCTACGGCACGAAAAAGCGTAAATGGATTTGTCAAAAAGTGGGATATGAAACGGCTACCCGCCTATGACTACACTTATTACGGGAAGGATTATAAGGTCCTTATAACGAACAAAGAATGCCTTGAACGCACCTTATAGGAGATAAACATGATATTTAACTTACAGCTTTTCGGCGGCGGCGGTAAAAAATCAAAAGTATCGCACACTGAAGCCCATCTGCCTGAAGCAAGCGTTGAAGAAAAAGGGTTACTTCAAAACCAGTTAAACTGGATTAACGGGGCAAACGCTAGTGCTAATAGGCTTCAAGGTATGGGAGACGGGGCGTTAAATAACGCCGTAACGCCGAATTATCAAGACATGTATAACAATTACTTGGCTGCCAATAACGGCAACCAAAACGCATTGGCGGCACTACAAAATCAAGTATCATCTGCGGGAACAAGAAATCTTGCGGATAATACAAAGTATGCTCAGCAACTTGGAGCGGCAACGGACGGAATGGTAAATAACGCCGACCGTTTAGCCAACGAGTACAACGGAGCGGTACTAAAGAATCAGACCACCATGAATGACATTACTCAAGGCAATATCCCTGAAGCGTACGCAAAGGCACGGCAGACGGCGTTAAACAACGACTTGCAAAGTACCGTTGGCAATGCGTTATCAGGCTTGGCCAGTCGTGGGATTATCAACTCTTCACAGGCTGACAGTGCTATCAATGACATATCCAAAAACGCAACGAACGCACTGGCAGCACAATACACGCAAGATATTAATACGGCGGCTAACCTCAACAATCAAGCTTATACCAACGCTTTGAATGGCATTGGAGCAAAAATGAATTTGTGGGGCAACCAATTCAATAACCAACAGTCTGGAATTATGAATCAGGCGGCGTTAATGAATCAGGGCTACACCAACCAGGTGAACAATGCGGGAACAGCCGCGGGGCTTGTCGGACAGCGCGAAGGATTGGCGGCCGCTCCGATTAGTACAGGCAGCTCGACACAACAGGCGGCAATACAGCCGGCTAAAGATTATTACACCATGGCACAGCTTAACAACTCAGATAATGAGGACTTGTTAAAAGCCTACATGCAAGGACGTTATGGATTAGCCGCACCCGCACAAACAACGGTGCGACAGGGAAGCGGCGGATTTTTAGGGGGATTTATGAGCGGATTTTGTTTTGCGAAAGGCACAGAAATAGCAACAGTTGATGGAAGTAAGCCGATTGAAGAAGTTATTACAGGGGATAAAGTCGTATCCCTTGGAAAAGTGCTTAATGTCATTGCTATGCACGAAATGGGAGAATCTCCGACGGTTCGACTTAATACGGAAGATACAGGCGTGGTTACTACTGCCAGTGAAAAGGTACTTACTAACGACGGATTGAAACTTGTATCTGAAGTTGAAGTTGGTGAGCCTATTATGACGGTACACGGTTGGCAGAAGATCACAAGCAAGGAAGACACAGGCATTACAGAAGCGGTATATGAACTTGAATGTGACGGGGATAACCTGTTTTACGCTAACGGTATCTTAGCTGAAGGGATTAGCCAGGAAGAGTTACAGGCCTTGAATGATGGCGAAAAGAAGAAAGGCAGTAAGAAAGGAGAAGCCTAATGAGTACGATTTATTTACAGGACTTTGAGCCGTGGGCGGCACTTGGTAAGCTTGCGGGAATGTACGCAACTCACAGACTGGGACAGCTGAACGAAAACAACATGGCCAAGGGGCTTAATGATGTTCTTGGCGGTGGTGGGAATGGACAGGTTGCGGACAAAACAGCCGTTGTAGATGACGGCCGTAACGGATTATGGAATCAGTCGTTGCCCGCTTCGCAATTTAACGCGGGGCAGTATATGAGTAATTCCCTTCGTAGTCAAATCGGCAATGGAAGCGGTGGATTATGGGGATTTGGGCAAAGTCAGAACACAACGCCTATTACTCAAGCCGCACAGGCTACACCCGTAACACCTACGCCGACAACGGCACAACCGATACAAAACAGTAACGCCGACACAACGGCGGCACC